ACCAGATACTTTCTTATTGCCATAGACCTTAGAATTTCAGGTGCTTTATCCTGTGCTCTAAAGATTTGTTCTATGATCACTGCAATGATTGCCCCTACCACCAACGGATAGAATACAAAGTTTGCAAAGGACATTATGCCAATTAAAAGAATCATTTGTTTTTCTTTTCCCTCTCTACAGATTTCATTGCTAGATTTTCGGTGAACAAATACAACCATACCACAGATAGTACTATTATGGCAAGTATTCTAATGGAACTAGGTGAGGTATCTATCATAAAAAAAAGAGACCCGAAGGTCTCTATTTATTAAAGTAAGTCTCGTAATATTTTAATAGTCCGAAGGTAACATTATATTTTGAAGACCATTCTTCTGCACATTCTTCGACTCTTTTTCCAGAGTATCCATATCTGCCTAAGACTTTAATACATTCTTCTTTCATGATCTTTTTTGTTTACCAGATATCTCATATGCATCTTTGTTTCCACCATGACCATGTGCTATTCCCAACTCATGCATTTTAGCATGTTCGTCAATCTGATCTTTAAGTCCTTCCCTTCCTTTACCAAATGTAAGATAAAGTCCATAAATGACTAAACCTAAAACAACTAAACCAAAGAATAAAATAAATCCTTGATCAGGAGTAAGATTTAGATGAGGGATAATAGCATCTGGTTGCTTCTCCCATGTGCCAGGTAAATTATACACTGACGGTCTTGATAAAAAAATCATTTCTGTTTCTGTCTAATAAAAAGGGGTCATGAAGACCCCTTTGTTTATATTATTGGTTAAGTTATTAACCAATAGAAGGTGCAACAAGAGCAACTTCACTAGTGCTTGCAGCAGCAAGATCAAGTGGGAAGTTGTGAGCATTACGCTCGTGCATTACTTCCATACCAAGGTTTGCTCTGTTAAGAACGTCTGCCCATGTAGGAACTACTTTGCCAGTTCCATCTACGATAGACTGGTTGAAGTTGAAACCATTAAGGTTGAATGCCATTGTGCAGATACCCATTGATGTCAACCAAATACAGATGACTGGGAATGCTCCAAGGAAGAAGTGTAAACTTCTTGAGTTGTTGAATGATGCATACTGGAAGATCAAACGTCCGAAGTAGCCATGAGCTGCAACGATGTTGTATGTCTCTTCTTCTTGTCCAAACTTGTAACCATAGTTCTGAGACTCTAGTCCAGATGTTTCTCTGATTAGAGAAGATGTAACAAGTGAACCATGCATAGCAGCGAAGAGTGCTCCTCCAAACATACCTGCTACACCTGCCATATGGAATGGGTGCATAAGAATGTTGTGCTCTGCTTGGAATACAAACATGAAGTTAAATGTACCTGAGATACCTAAAGGCATACCGTCTGAGAAAGATCCCTGACCGAAAGGATACACTAAGAATACAGCGAATGCTGCTGACACTGGTGCTGAATAAGCAACACAGATCCAAGGACGCATACCTAAACGGTATGATAATTCCCACTGTCTACCCATGTAGGCAGAGATTCCAATAAGGAAGTGGAATATAACGAGTTGATAAGGACCACCATTATACAACCACTCATCAAGAGTTGCTGCTTCCCAGATAGGATAGAAGTGTAAACCAATTGCGTTTGATGATGGGACTACAGCACCAGAGATGATGTTGTTACCATACATGAATGAACCTGCTACAGGCTCACGAATTCCGTCGATATCGACAGGTGGTGCAGCGATGAATGCTATGATAAAGCATGTTGTTGCTGCTAATAGACATGGGATCATGATTACACCAAACCAACCAACATAGATGCGGTTGTTTGCTGAAGTTACCCAGTCACAGAACTCAGACCATCCAGATAGGAGACCTTGTTCTTTTCTTTGAAGAGTTGTCATGAGGACAATAATTGTTTATAGGGCTCAAAGGGTAAGAGCGATATAATATTTCTACCAATCCCTTCACTGGTAGATATGAAAGACTAATTATAACCCCGTTAAGTCTTGGTAAGGGAAGAAATGTCCGAAGACACACATATTATATAGCCGACTATGAAGTTTTGTCAAGTCCACCTTGTGACGGTTAACTCAATGGCATTATCAGTGTTAACAGTCTGAGTTTCGACCTCAAAACCTTGTGTCTTTGCAGTCGCTGTCAGTAATTCTATGCAATACTGCTGTGTTATTTTTTCAAGCATTCTTTCTACTGGAATGGGGTGATTCCACGTTTGTATATCGGTTACTAATTCATATGATAAGTTTTGCTTATTCCATACGAAACCCACATCATCACCCAGTGTAACTTCACACTTCACTTTCTCATGCTTATGTCCTATAGGATTTTCCAACTCTCTGTCTATATCAACGTCATATCCCATGAACATCAATGCTTCTATTAATGCTGACTTGTTTTGTAGTTTTGTTTTGATCTTGCTGAAGTGAGACATTGTAGTATTCTGGTTTAAATTCTCTGGATATAAGGTCAAGGTTTCCGAGAGCTCTCTCGAAAGGTAATGTAACATCTAAACACTGTTTAGATACAGCACCTTGTACCTCTTCTATAACTGTCCCATCTTGAGTGATTGTAAATTTGATTGACTGTTTAGGCATATAAGAAAGGTAGTCCACCGAAGTATGTATATGCTGCTAGAACCGCAATAAAAAAGATCTGTGGCATGACTAGGTAAAAATTACTACAGTAGTATATAGGTATTTTTACTTCCTGTCAAGAGGTATAAATAAATTTTTAAACTGTGAGGGAAGGAGTCGAACCTTCAAGTCCCGCCAGAGACACTAGTTAAACAGACTAGAGCGTTTACCGTTTCGCCACCTCACAATGCAAGCCCTATGTGAGGGCTGACATTAAACGTTGGACTCCTATCCCACCTCCAGAGCGAGGAAAGAAATCAAACTCAAGGAATTTTTCTAGTTCGGTTACCACTCTATCCTTACCAAACAAATCAATAATTAGTTGGGCATATTGTCCATCTGATATTGTGTAGAATGTATCCCTCATCTGATCTTTATCGGTGCTTCTTTCTGCACTACCAATGGTCTCCATACCACCTAAAATAACATCAATCTTTTTACTGGTGCCATCAGAATTCCTTGCCATGTTCCAGAATGGTGATGTCCACTCAGGGAATTTAGTAATCATACCAGATCCTATTGACTTTTCATGGTCATGGTCTAGTTCCTTTACATTAAATTTACTACCCCAACTATCATAAGACTTAATCTCTAGATCAGGTAGTCCCAGATACTTACATAAATCTATTTCCATATCTCTAAGGGCATCCACATCTCCCTTCATTTCAAATTCAAACATGGGAAATATAGTTTCATGTCTTCCTTCTACAGGATTAGGTTCTGCTCTGTATGAAGTTGAGACACAAAAAAATCCTTCTGCCGAAGGATTAGAAAGTAATTCATGTTCCAACCACATCTGACCTGTTTGTGGTAGTGGCCAAATATTATCACCATAATTATAGGTTGCTACTGTTTCTGGATCTTCACATGCAGCAAGTATACTTAAACGATTTTGAGTATGGACTTCGTAAAAACCTTTAGCTAAAAAAAAGGAGCGTAAACGCCCCACCACTTCAGTATATTTCTTTGGATCAATCAAGCTTGTCATTAATTTTGCTCAAACTAGTTTATTTAGACAAGAAGTTTTCCGATCCTCCACCTATCCAAGGTGAATGTTTTTGAATGGCCATCTTATACATCTTTTCATGTATATCTTCTGGTTTGTCTTGAGGCTCTACAGAACTAGGTGACGCATCTATAGGATCATTCGTTGCGATAGGCATAAAGTCGTGTGGGTGTATGGGTTCATCATGAAACCAAGGGTCGTAAGGTATCTCTGGAAGACTCATAGGAGAAGTGCTCCAATAATAAATCCCTTTCCAAAAACAATCCAAAGCATTTGATAATCAGATAAGTTAAACTTTTTCTGAAACCATTCAGCCTTTTCCTTGTCCCACTCTTTAATTTTATGAAATGCTTGGTTAAGATCGAGATTCCACATGGAGTTAAAAAGTATACAATATTATTTAGTTACCACATTATCTACCCAGTTCTTAATGTTATAAGATTGCCATTGAGAAATAGATTGTGGATGATCTAACAAATACTTCTGATCATGTTGTGTAGCATATTCAACTGCCTTATTAAACTCTGAATGAAAATCATATTTAATATCCTTTGCCATTTGCCAGAAAGGAGTATCATATTTTGACCCAAATTTATAATGCCACATTAAAAAATTTTCTATCCCATACATATGATGATTAATTCTATCATCTATTATTTCAATAGGGTTATACTTAGTACCAGACCAATCAGTAGAATCAAAAATATATTCTGAAGTTACATCCACAATGTACTGATACATTGCCATCGAAGTTGCCTCTAAAGGTTCAACAAAACCATACTTATTACCTTGCAATATAGTTTTATTGCCTGACCATACACTCTTCGCTTTATAATTTTTAAAACTGAAAGAATTAATTACATCCAAACCAAATTGATTTTTAAAATTTGATGTTGCAGTTTCTATATCAGTAACAGTATTATTATAAAGATACCCATAAGAAACACTATCTTTATTTGGTATACCAAACGTCCATCCATCTGCAGTTGCAATAGATCTAGTCCATATCAACTCTGGATCAGGAGCATCAGTTCTACCTATAATAACAGAATTTAAAGGGTTTGTTATTGTATGATAGTTATCATAATCTACTTGTGACCTACCTCTACAATCATATATCCAATCAGCATCTATATCTTCTTCTGGATCTACTATAGTCTTCTCAATTATTTTATATAAACCACAATTTAAAAGGTGATCTGATAATAAATTTGGAATGAAATGCATTCCTACTGATTCCATTGGAAATGGATGGAAAAATTTATCTTTCTTTTTACCCCATCCCTCATAGGTTGATCCAGTTTTCAGAACAGCTTGAATTGGATTGTCATACCAATCCCAATCATAAGTTTGAAAGAATAAATCATTAGCTAGAAGCAATGCAGCTTGTCCAACTGGTTCTATATTAATTTTTGGGTCATGATAAATTTCTATATCACATTCATGCCTATGATACCTATGTAAATATGCAGCAGTTATTGATGCCGAACTACCAGATCCAATAATAGCAATCTTCATATCAAATTAAAATGACCTGCAGTAATTCCTATTGTAACAAAGAATCCAAATTCTATCAACTCTCTATAAGAACTGTTAATTAGTTTGTTCATTTTCCTGTGTCTTGTTTACGATAATAATTTGTTTACCATCATGTGTGAACATCAACTCATCATCATAGTCCCAACACAATTCTTCGTAAAGAGCATTGAGTTTCTCCATGTCCTCATACAGAGCATTTGGATTAGACATCATGATTCCCCTACAACTTCTTCAGGTAGAGGAAATCTCTCTAAGTGTTGAAGGTGATCCTGACAGCAAGGATTGTCTTGTGGGTCAGGCACTGCTTCATCAACCCATATTTGTATATACTTAGACCTTGGTTTAACACCACTAAGGACTACATAATTATTTTTAATTTGCTCTTCAGTTAATTCATCTCTCTTAGTATCTTTAACATTACCAGATGCTAGTATACCAATCTTTGATTTTAAATTAACACGACATTTCTCTAAGATATCTGTTAAAACCTGATCAGGTTTAATAAAAATCATCGTTGCTTGAAATTGATCTAATTGTGCCTCCTCTGGTGGCACATGAGTAAAATGATCTAGCATCGTTTTACCCCATAGTATACTAACTTCACAATCACCATAGGTATTAAGACATCTACTGTCCAAAAACCGTTTCAACTCTGCCATGTATTCAATGTAACCAGGATCTTCTAGATCAAATCCCTGATCTTTACACCATTGTTCTTTACGTTTATATACTTCCTCTGGATCAAACTGAGGAGTATCAGGACTTTTTAAAGCCCCAAGGTCGTTTGCTTCTTTCCAAGCCTCTTTACCCTTCATAATTAAAGTATAAGTAACTTGTCTATTTAGACTATAACATTAACCAGTGTTGCTGCTGTGGCAGACACTGCTAACCAAGGCAAATTTATTACCAAGAATAGTTTTACTAGAGTAGATCTCTTGATCGTGAACAATGTGCAAGTCATTACACGTATGCCACTGTTGGTGCGTATGC